AGGGGTATTTAAGGAATCTAAAATGGATAGCCAAGGAGTTTCCGATGTCATCTCGGCGTGACAATATATCCCACAAGCACTATCAGATTCTCGCCCCCCTAGATAAGGACAGCAGAAAAGAATGGCTAGAGAAAATCCAAAAAGAAAGTCTCTCCACTCGTGACCTTACAATGCGGGTCAGAAGTGCTTATTCCGATGTGGAAAGGGATGATTCTGCACCAGTACGCACCCTAACAAGCAAGGTGCGTACACTTGTCAGCCAACTGCTGGAAGCCTCCGAGAAGTGGGATGAGAGCCAAAAAAAGGCGTGGAAAGCGGAGATTCAGCCTTTGGTGTCTCTTTACGAGGAGCTATAAAGCCGACATCGCCCACCATACCTGTGGCGACTGCACCGACTAATTGCATTTGCTCGCAGTCCCAATAGTGATTGGCTTTTCGCATACGCACCCACTCGTATGAAACCCTGCCCTTGGGGTCGGTGAACTCTTGCCTTTTTTCAGCGGTCATCTGATCGAGGTAATCCTCGCTCACATCTTTCGGGATAGCCCAGTCGCTTGTAAGGCCACGAATAAACAGCGAAAGCATATCCTTGGTGCTTGGGCTTGAGAAAATAAACAACTGAATTGGGCGGGTGATGCCCTGTGTCCTTGTGCCCATAAAAGGGTCAACGGCGGATTTTGTCCAGATAGAGCGTAAGCCCTTGGGATTCACATAATACTTCCCTTGGTCTCCTTTAAGTGCTTTCCATTTATAGCCCGACTCCACAATCGCCTTATATATAGTGGCGGTGCTGTATCCGCTGTCGATGGCAACATTTTCGTCTTGCACCGAATATTCCGTTATTTTGTGTTTGATCTCGTCAAAGTTGAACACCTTTCCGTATGCAATAAGCCGACTTATCCCGCCAGCTCCCCACGCTCTCACGATATAGAACATATGATCTTGCTGTACATCTATGCTCATTATTCTTCTTTTTTCCAGTTCCCACTTTTCGGCGGGGTCATAGTCCACCATTCTTGCAATCAGATGGTCTTTCTTTTCTGTATCCCCAAACCGATCTTCCCACGACTCGCCCAGCGTCTCATTGATAAAAGTCTTATGGGGCAGATGATCGCCCCACTTTAGAGCCTTATAGCTACTAATAAACTCTTCAACCACGCTTCTCCAACTAACCCAAGTTGGAAGCATTGCGTTCCAATGGAAGGACACCCGATTCCGAGGGGCGAACGGATTCTCTTTTTTCCATATACCCTCGGAGCAAATATGTTTTCTGACCTTGGGGATGTCGAAATGCTCGTGTCCGCACTTGGGGCAAGCCCATCGTATCGTTTTTGCCAGCTCCTCAAAATCCCATTTTTCGGAAGGCTTTGTTTTTTGGTTTGTATCCCACTTCATATTCGGGAATAGCAACTGATTATACTCTCCGCACCCCATACACGGCCAAAACCATTTACGCTGGTCTCCACTCATAAAGGCGGTGTGAACCGCATCTTTCTCCGTACAGGGGGTGGATATAATTACACGGCGTGCGTTCCAATAGGCACGAGTACGCTTCAACACCATATCCAAAGCCCCCGCTGGGTAGTTTCTGGCCTCGTCTAATAGAAGCCATCGTATTGGCTTGGATTGTAGTTTTGATGGAGAGTTCGAGCCAGTAACGACAAAAGGCATCGAGGGGAAATTGATTTCAAGGGAACGAATTTCACGAGTGTTTGCTGGTAATTGCATAGCGACAGGCTTGCAACGCATAAGGGTTGGCCATAGGCGGGTTCGGCAAAAGGTCGCAGCCTCATCTTGAGCTGCCGTCACCCACATCATTGGCCCTGAATCTTCGCTTATAGCCCAGCAGACTAGATTCATTATGGTTTGTGTTTTAGCTGACTGAGCGGAACACATCACCGCAATATCCGTGACCCGATTATCGGCGAACACTTCCATAAGCTCTTTTACCCAAGGCGAGGTTGCGGAACGCCAGCGACCAGGAAAAGGGGATGTCTTATCTACAACAATATGCTCCTCACACCACTCCCAAGGTGATCGCCGATCACTTGGTTTCCACGCCAAAGTGATAGCGTTTTTTATTTTTGCTAATCCGTCCATTGTCTTTGAAGTTGTGCCAAGGCTTCATCCACTATCTCTCGTAGTCGTATCTCTGCCTCTGGAACACTTAATCCTACTACCTGCGGAGAAGCGTTGGATGGAAGTGCTAGGAGTACCTTTTTTGCGTTCTGCACCATCATCACAAACATAGCTTCAACATCATCGTTATGCGTGTACTCGCCCCGCCTTACCGCCAAGTCAAACTCTAGTCTCGAATTATTTAGCAAAAGCCTTCTAGCTTCGAGTTTAAGTTTGGAATCCCCCGCACCCTCTCCCTCGGAAACCTTAAGATTGTTTTCGGTAGCCCACTTTCTCCAATCTAAAACATTATATCGACCATCCGATGCGGTTGGGGGGCATCCTTCAACTTTTAACCATCTCTGAATGGTTTTGCGATTTACCCCTAATTCCCTAGCAAGATCGGTCTGATTCTGAACAAAAAGCAGTCCAGTTGGGGTTTCTGGTTCGTCCGTGTCGGCGACTCCCTGTACTACTGCAAGCTCAGTATTTGAAAGAGTTCTGCCTTCTTGAACCTTGCGGACGATATTGACAATGTTCCGCTTAAGGATTTTCTCGGCCACTTCTGCTGGGGACGAAGTAGAAGAAGGGGCTGGTGAGGCTGGCGGGTCATCTTGTTCGCTCATATAAAATACAGGGGGGGCGGTGCTAAGTTATTTAACACCGCCCCCTGCTGTTGTCCTCATAGGAGGCTATGAGACTTAAGGAGACACTTTTGCGGAGCGTGAATTCTTTTTCTTGTTCTTTACTTTCTTACGGGGTTTCGGTCTTGCCATTGTTGTAGTCCTCCTTTGTCTTGTGCCGTCTTGTCAACACAGAAAACCTTTGACAACATACGAACCACATATACCCTCCGAGGAATGTTGGAACAATTATCAGCCGAGGACTTTATCTATGCCACACCCAAGGGGCATACATTCAAACACCAGCCAACATCTAGCGAGGTAATAAAAACCATAAAAAGACAAAGCGACAAAGTGCTATTGTCCTTTAGTACAGGAAAAGACTCTATCATAGCTTGGCTGGCTATTCGTGACCACTTTGAGGTGCACCCCTTCTATTTGTATGTAATACCCGATCTTGAATTTATTGATGATACGCTGGCGTATTACGAAAAGTTCTTCAACGCCAAGATTCCGAGGTATCCGAATGTAACCGCAATCTCGATGCTTAATTCTGAATTATTTCAGCCCCCTCATCGAAGGTCGATTATAAGCTCGATGGGGCTTCCTGAGTCTACCTTTGATGAGATACGGAAAGAAGCGTGTGAAGACTCTAAGATTCCCCTTGATACTTGGTATGCATCGGGAGTCCGAGCCTCAGATTCTCTTAATCGAAGAGCAAGTTTTCGAGTTCACGGGCCGTTCACTAACACAAAGAAGTGCTTTTATCCTGTATGGGATGTCAGAAAATGCGGACTTACAAAAATGATTGAGCTTTCGAGGGTCAAGCTCCCGATTGATTATTGGCTATTTGGGAAAAGTTTTGATGGACTAGATTTTCGTTTTCTATATCCAATTAAAAAGTATTTTCCTCGTGACTATCAAAAGATATTAGAACTTTACCCGTTGGCAGAGCTTGAAATATGGAGGTATGAAAAATATGGCAAAAAATAAAGATGAACTATCAAGTGCACTAGATGACTTGGATTCTGGCTTGAGTATAAATGACATTAACATTGATGAGGCACTTCACGACAGCCCCGACCCGCTCGCAGAAGTTAGGTCGAAGGACTACGCTACTCATCACGAAAGCCACAAAGCAGTAATGTCCGAGGCTTTGAAGGTTTTTAAGGCTAGTGCAAAAAACGAGCAAGCCTTATTAGATCAGGCTACCGACTGCAATTACTTTTTTTGCGTAGCCTTCAAAAATCGTGACCAAAAAGACGCTTTCCTAGCTGGGATGAAGTGGGATAAGTGCTCGGACGAGGATGAGTCGTATGTGCAATATCTTGACGGCTTGGTGTTGGCAAAAAGAATGGGCATCCCAATGCCCGATGCCATCAATCGCTTTATAACGCAAGAGAGGGCAAAATCGCTGGCAACATCCCCCGCTATCTGCATAGACCCCAAAACAGCCCAAAAAAGCCTAAACGCAAGTAGTTGATAGATAGTGGCTTACGAGCCATTCTCCCCTTTCCCCTCGATAGGGTCACTTATGTAAGTTGTTGATAGACAATGAGATTTATTTCTTGTAGCGTATATGTTCTTCATATACACTTTTTATAGTTCTTTGAGATTCCCCAACCTACGGAAACTCTCCCCTTTCTGATTACAGAACTAGCCAAGGGAAAAGTCCGCAGAACAAGTTGGGCGAGAAAAAAAGTGAATCTGA